GTCTTTCGGCCGCAGTGGTAGGTATTGCCTCCCCCCTCCCCCCTGGCTAGCCGCCGCCGCGCTCCCGGTGCCGCTTCTGGTTATGGCAGCGCTGACAGAGCGTCTGATGATTCGCCTGGTCATAAAACCGCGGATCATGCGGGCCGGTCACGGGCGTGATGTGATCGACCACTGATCGTTTATTTCCTGGCGCACACGGCACGAGGCGCCCCGCGGCCTGGCACACGCTGTCGCCGGTCGGCGGATAGCCTGACGGGCGGGCGCCACAAAACGGGTAGCGGCTGCGGAACGCGACCGAGTATCGATACCACCTGGCGCCGTAGCCGTCAGCGCTGGCGGTGCGTCCGGTCGGGCGGCCGGTCGGTGACTCGAGCCACCGCCGACGGGCGGGCCGACAACTACAGCGGCCCCGGCTCACACGCCCGCAGGCGGCGCACGGGCGCAAAGGGCGATCAGTCATGCACCGCTCGGGCGGCCGTGCAAGGATGCGGTTACCCCGAGTTCATGCGCCCGATTCGCCCGGCGTTGGGCGTCTGGCGCGCCACCTTGCCACGGTCCCTCGGCATAGCAGAGCCCGAACCGTACGCCCCAAATATTCCCCCGCGATCGGTGTAGCATCTTCCGCAGATCGTGATCGAAATCGAGCGGATCCGGCTGCATCCCCAAGATCGCCCGCCCGTCGATCGCTTCATTCACACTCCGGAACCAGCTCGCACCGTCCGCAACGCGGCGCCCCTGCCCAGGTTTTACGACCATTTTGGTCGTCGGATCCCAGTAGCACGCATCGGCGCCGTAACTGCTGGCGGTGCGGCTGCCGTGGTTATCCCGGCCCCGCGTGTAATGTTCGATATTCCAGAGCCCCGGGTGCTGTCGCCCCAGGTCCGCTAAGAATCGCAAATGATCCGCAGCGGTGCACCACTCGTTCACCTCGATCCCGAACATGATCAGCGGGAGCGATAGGTGCGGCCTGACGGCATCGAGAAACGGCCACGCCCACTGGCGGAACTGCTGGGCGCCGCGCCAGGGGTCAGACTTCACGCCGTCCAGGGCGGGCGCGTCGTCGTTTTTGAGGCACATCAACGGGTGAAACCCCTCGGCCTGGATCTCGCGGCAGAGTTCGATCGCGCGCGTGTGCTGCGTCAGCAGGTTATAGGGCCGCACCAGATCAGCGGGCGCCCACCCGTGGCCGTCGCCTTCGTTGTAGCAACTAAAGAAAATACAATTGAGGCGCGCGGCCCGTGCCAGGCGGTAGTGCTCCTGGCGCTGTGGCCGGGTCATGGTCGGCAGAAAAAACCCCGGGCTGGTCGTCGTGCCGCCGGGCGCGTCCCCCAGCGACAACATATCCGCGTAATAACCCCCGCGGCCCGGATCAATTGCCTCGAGATCCCGGCCGGGCGTCGGGCTATCCTGCCCGAGTTCGCGGCGCCGCTGGCGCACGGTCCACTCGAGAATGTCTGCATGGCTGTCGGCTAGGTGCAGACGGCGCGCGATTACGACGGCCACAAACTCGAGTTCAAGATCAGATCGGAGCGGGCCGCAGTCGCGGATCGTATCGTCAGGTATGGGGCGCGGGTAATAATGATGATGTAAACGGTCGTGGCCGATCGCCCAGGCCCACCGGATCGCCTCTTTGATCTCCCGGACTAAATCCGGAAACGGTTGGCCGACGCCGCTAGCCATCATTACGCCCTTTCAGAATACAGAATACGCAGATCGCGAACCCGCGCGGGACGGGGCGTCCGCAATGACGGCATGTTGGGACCACGACCACCCGGACGTCAGTAGCCATTAATCATCAGCCACCGACGGCGGGGCGGCCCGTGGCCGCTGGCGGACGGATGGAACCGTCACAGTTGCCGAAACGCTCCGCCAGACTTCCCCCGCCGTCGGTGGCTGCCCACACGGGATCCGGATCCGATACCAGTAGCCCGCAGCGGCAACACATCAACCCGGCCCCGACAAAGCCCACCCACGCGTGCGGCTGCGGGGCCGGGTCACGCGGGATGATGTCCTGGCGGGCGCGCGGCGGCGTGTCCGTCATGCGTCCCCCCGCGGCGGGACCGATCGCAGCGGCACGCCGTGGCCGAGCCACCGGCGGCCGTCCGCCCGTGGTCGTTGCGCCCGCTCTACCGCGGCGCGCATCAATTGCTCGGCCATCTGGCGCTTGAGTTCGGTCCGTTCGGCGGTGATCTCGGTATTGCGGCGCGCGGCGTAGAAGACACACGCCCGCGCCGCCCAGCCCAGTACGAACCCCACAACGACGGCCAGCGCGGCGATCATCATGTCGCCACCCGCTCCGCTGGTACACGCACGCGCACGACGGCCGCGGCCCCGGTGGCCGATACGGTGGCCGCGCGCAACGTGGCCGCGCGCAGTGCCGCGGCGGCGTCGGCGACCTGCGGCCCCGCGCCACGGCCGCCCCCGGACGGCAGCGGCACCGTCTGGCGTGCCCGATGGCGGCGTACCTGGCGATCGACGACGGCGGCGCGATCCTGCGACCGGCGCGCGAGATCCTCATTCGCCCCGCGATAGATCGGCCGGGCGCCGATCCGGGCGTCGAGGTAGCTATGGTCGAACGCATCCCGGCGGGCGCGCCACTCGCGCCACCAGCGCACCTTTGGCGGCGGGGCGTCCGGTGTGCCAAATAGCATCATGCCTCCTCTTTCTGTGCGGCGACGGTCGCGATCACGCGTTGCGCGGCCACCACCGCATCGATTACGCGGGAGACACAATCCACGACGGCCGGATCGTCGAGCACGTCGCGACTCGTTGCGCCCTCAATCAGGCGGATCGTTTGCCCGGTCAGATCCAACGCCAGCGCTTTCTTGTCGTCGCCGCGCCCCCCGCCGATCAACCGTTCAACGGTCGTGACGGCCTCAAGGAGTACCGGTAACAAGGTGATCCCGAGCTGCGCCCATTTCATGATCGATCCTCCGCGGTGATCTTGACGGCGGTATACGTGGTGAGTGTGTTGCTTCCCTTGATTCGGGCGCGCACCCGGCGGGCGTACCCCTGCTTGACGGCGCGTTGTATGGCACTGTTCACGCCGTCTAATGTGGCCGGGGCCGCACGAGCGGGGCGCGCGTGTTTGACCGCCGCGGCGATCTGGGGCCTGGTCCACGTCCCCGGATGCGTCGCGAAAAATCGCCGGACGGCAGGCAAGATCCACCGTTGGCCGTAGCGATCTGGGGCGGCAACTGGTGACGGCGGCCGGGCCGCCCCCCGCCAAACCACATCAAACAGGCGCCCGTCGACGGTAATGACGTCTCTCATGCCTGCACCTGTAAATGGTCGTGATCCCCCTCGCGGATTAGTTTGATCCCTAACTGCGCGGCGCGGCGCCGGGCGGCGGCCAGCGCGGGGCGCGGGTTTGGAGCGTAGACCACATCGGCGGCCAACCAGATCAAGTGGTAGCTATGGGTGTGCCCGCCCACCTCGGCGTTCCGCTCAGCGCTGCGCCCCCAACTCGACACCGAACCGCGGGACCAGGCACAGAACGCCATCAGCGCGGCGGCGAACCCGTCGGGCGTCACCGGTGCACCAACTCACGAAGGCTTGTGACAATGTCCATAAAGTCCTCCAGTGCCAGCGTTACCGTCGCCGTGTCGCGATCATCCCGGCAGATCGCCACCGGGATCCAGCCCGTGGCCGGGGCCGCGGCGGTGGCTTGCCGTAACGCGGCGCGCGGGCTCGTCGCCTTGCCGCGCTTGCATTCGATCCAATAAGGCGCGCACCCGGCGACGTCGGGCGCGTCGGCGCCGTCGCGCGCTTGGTACCCCCGGCGAGCGTCCGGCCAACCCGCCTGCTTCCACAGCGCGGCCACGTCGCGCTCATAGTCGTGACCTTTACGCCGCGACGCGCGGCCGCTCATGCAGTCTCCTCGAATGGCACCAGCACCACCGGATCGCGGTCGGTCCCGTCCCGCAGCCAGATCAACCAGGCCGTGGTAACGGAATCGGTTTTCCCGTCGCCCGTGTAACTCGTTCGCGGCATGACGATCATGCGGTCGGGCGGGTGATCCGCCAGCCACGGGCCGCGCGGGTGCCGGTGCCTGGTCGGCTCCAAAAACGTCAGCCGCAGCAACATCGCAACACCGACGCGCGCGGCCGCGACCGCCGTCGTGACAATGTCCCGGCACACCGGCATGCGGTACGGCGGGTTGGTCACGATCCAGTCGGCGCCCGTATAGGCCGCCGGGTCCGTGGCGCACCCAACGCGATCCGGCGCGACGGCGGGATCAATGTCGCCCGTCGTGACCGCGCAACCAGCCCCGCGCAATAACCGCACGATCGCGCCGTCGCCACAACACGGCTCGACGACGCGGCCGCTGATGGGTTGGTGGCTGAGTAACAGCGCGGTCTGCCACGGTGGGGTGTAGTACGCGTCGTGGCGGCGGCGCATCAGATCCCATCCTCCGCCACGTCCTGGCACACACACACGATCGTGCCGACAACCCCGGCGCCGTCGCAGGTCGAACACGGCGCCGCCGGGTGCGGAATCGACGGCCGCAAATGTGACCAGACACCCATGCTCGAGCACTGGATCGGGACGCCGCACACCTGGCACCGCGGGATCACGCGATCGCATTCCTCGGCGGCCGTCAGCGGTTGCGCGCGCGTGGGCTTATCGTCCATCAGCGCCCCCCAGGCTCGCGCACGGAGGGCGCCGCAGCTCAGACCCACGATCATGGGTAACGGCCTGATCCGGTAGGGTACCGGCGATCGGCTGCGGCACACTGGCAACATTCACGCGGTTTGTCCCCATTGGCGCGCGGTCCCGCAGATATCGCACACGATGGCGTCGATCGTAATTTCCGTGTGCGGCGTATGGCGAAGCCTCGCGGCGCGATCCAGGATTTCGACAGGGAACGCCACAACGCCCCGATCCAGGCTGCGGCGCGTGTGATCGCTGATCATCGCGTCGACGGATTGCACATCGGGATTACACGGTCCCTCACACACTGCCCGAAACCGGCGGTTCAGTTTTCGCATGGTCTCCCCTGCATCCTGGCGATCGTTTTGCGCCAGTGGTCCCCGGCGCCGCAACTACACGGTGCGTGCTCGAGATGCGTCGCGCGGGCGATCCGGATCAGTCCCTGATCGCGGCACCGGTCGCACGCATAGCGCCAATCGTTCTCGCCCGCGCGCGGCATCAGATCCCGGTATGATTCACTAAAGAGATCATCGGCCTCGCGGCGCGTCGCGGCCCCGTCCGCGATCATTCGCCGCGACAACTGCCAGGCGTCCCACAGCCGGACCGATCGCTGTTGGCCGGGGTCCGCGGCCTGGCGGGCGCGCAATGCCGCGACTCGGCCAGGCAATAACGCCACTGGCTGCGGGGCCGGCCCTCGCGTGTCCCGTGTCCGCGTCAGCTCCGCGCGCGCCGCCGTGCGAAGTTCGGCCGCTTTCGGTAAAAATTTCGACGTCTTGATCAGGTCCGCGGCGGCGCGTTCAATCGTCGCGATCGGCAACTCCGAGACGGCGTCGGCATACAGCGCCGCGGCCAGCTCAGAGAAGGGCTGCCGATACGCTTCCTGCAATGCGACCAGCACCCGCCCGAACCGTTCCGGCGCCTGGTGGACGGTCACGGCGTGCCCCCGCCGACAAACGCGGCGATCCCGGCGGTGTCCACCGTGGTCGTGGGCGCGGTCACATCGGGCGGCTCATCCTGCCACCGGCGTTCAGCCAGCCACCGGCCCGGTTGCGGAATATAGCGGCCGCCGTCGCGGCGCCATTCAGGCCAGCCCTGTTGGCGTCCGATCGCGGCCACGATCGCGGCGGCTTCATCCGGCGTCGGCGCCAGACGGCACCAGGCCCGCTCGGCTTCGCCCCGTTGCTGTCGCCGCGGGTACGCCGCCCAGAACCGCTCGAAGCTCTGATCTAGCCGGGGCGCGTCATTCGTTGGTACATGTACAATTGCATTTTCATTGTCTTCAGAGCATTGCATTCGCGCTGCGTTCGCATTGCGTTTGTTATGCGTTGACTTATTCCATCGACGGTTAGCCGACGCCGCTGCACGCTGCGATCGCTCGGTCAATTTATGCCGTTCCTCTTCCTGGCGTGTATTCGTCAGGCGGCCGTTTATCGAGATAAAATGCGGCCGTATCCGTGCGGCCGCCGCTGCCCATGCCCGGCGCGTGATCCCCAGCAGCCGCGCGAGTTCCGCATCATCGTCAGGCAGTCCGTGATCCCGCCAGGCGTAGGCCAATAGATCGATATAGAAGCCGCGCTCCGCGGCGGTCATGCGCCGGACGCGACTCGACGCGAGCCAGTCGCCGGGATAAAACAGAAACGCGGGCGAGGGTCCGGGCGTCATGGCTGCGGCCCCCGGCGCCACCGCGGGACCAGTCGCCCCATGCGCGGCGGCGCGCCCGACATGAGCCCGGTCGACGCGCCCCGCTGGCCGCATTCTTCAATCCGTGCCGGGTGTAATGCCGAGTTCCCGCCAGCGGTCAGACCGGGCGCCAAACCAGCCCGCTCGAGTGTGCAATACCAAATCACATCGAACTCCGGCGGGGGCGGCGGCGAGGTTGGGAGCACTCGCCGCCGCCGCCCCACTAGAACAACCGGCCTTTCGGCGCGTTGCCCATCAAACGGTACCAAGCGACGCCGGTCGCCCGGTCGCGGTTATAACAGTCGATGTCGAACCCAGCCCGGCGCAAATCCGAGATCCGGCTGGTATATTTCAAACTCAGCGCGGCCAGATCCGCATTAGTCGCTGGGCCTGCCTCGAGGCGGGCGAGAATCGCCGCACACTGGCGGGAGAGCCTGGCGCGGTCGGCCGTCGGCAGCGCGACACACGCGAGGCGTGGATCGAAGCGCGGCGCCGCCGTGCCCGCCCTCAAAACGGAATCTCCTCGGGCGCGACCACCGGCGGCGCGGCCGCGGCCGGGGCGCCTTCTGCGGGCGCGATCCGGATACAGGCGACGTTCCGGCCATCGAACCAGGTCGTGGTCACGTAGAGCGCGATCTGTTGCCCGCGCCACGCGTCCGTGTCCGTGCCGCCACAGATCCGGGTCAGACTCGCGGCGTTGGTCTTGTTGAGGATCAGCGCTTTGTCTTTCCCGGCGAAGTACAGCGCGGGTTTGGACGTGTCGCCATCGTGATCGGTGTCGACCATTTCGCAGCGGTCGATCGTGACGGTGATCCGCGCGCCCTCGCCGCCGAGATCCTCGGCCCGGACGAAGCGGCCCGGGAACGCTTCAGAAATATTCATCGCGCCTCCTGATCTGTCCGGAGCCAGTGCCGGTCGCGCCACGCGGCGTCGGCGGCGAGTTCGGCACGCCGCCCGGCCGCGGCAAAACACCTCATCGAACAGTAGGCGCGGACCGGTTGCGCGGTGCCGCACCGCTCGCAGCCGATCGCGGCCTGGTCGTCGTCTTCATCGATGATGCGGTGCCAGGTCGGCGCGTCGCAGTAGTTACACGCGATCGGTTGACACGGCGGCGCACAGATCGGCCCGGCCGGTGTTAGCGCGAGATCTGCATCCTTGCGGCGCTCGCCGCACAGCGTACAGCTGAACCGAATGCGGCGATCGAGATCCGCCGCCGAGATGCCGCAGAGTGTCCCCAGGACGGCGGCTTGCTCCTCGTAAATTCTCGCGATCCGCTCGGCGCGGTACGCATCAATCACGACCGGCGGCCGCGGTTTCTGTTTGCTCACGGTTCCAACTCCGTTTATCATCTGGTTACTCTCCTCATTGATTAAGCGGTTGGCGCGGTCCCACGCGCCGGCCGCGGTTTATCGCACACTCGGATCCTCGAGCCACTTGATCACGTCGTCCCGTAGCCATGTATGGGCTTCGCCCGCGGTCCGCTTGGGCAGCGGCGGCGGGAGCACCCGCGTGTTTTTCGTGATGTGGCGGTAGATCGTGTGGGGCGTCAGTCCGAAGATGCGACCGAGATCCCGCGGCCGCATCAGCGGCGGCGCGGATCTCGCTTGTTGGACGAGCGTTTTTCTGTTTGCAGCCATATCGGCCCAGATCCTACAGATCCGGAAATCGCGTGTCAATGGGTTTTTACAATCTATATCGTCTTACGCGCTTCTGATCTCCTTCTACGCTTTATGATGTGTTTATTTTTTTGTGGTGCGTATCGTTTCTTTTGTGGCTATAATCCGCCTATATGACACACGCTGATCTAGGGCTCATTCACTGGCACATCGGCCACGTCGTCCGCCGATTACGGGCGCGCGCGGGCTTTAAACAAACGGAGATCGCGACCAGCGCGGGCGTTGCGGTGTCCGTCGTTCAGCGGTTGGAAGATACCGGCGAGGCACGATCCGCGGCGGCGGTCGCTGTCGCTAGCAGTGTCGGGACGACCCTGGCGGATTTACATTTCTATGTGGATCAACTGAACGCGGCGCACGGTATTGAAAACGAAGGAAGGAAGGTTGCCAATGCGTGAAGCGGACGCCCGCGCGGTGGCCAAGCTTGAATTTGGCGATCTCGTGAACGCGAGACTCTCAACGCTTGGGCTCACCGTTAGGCAATTTGCGACGATCTACAATCTGACGGCCACTGATGTTCACCGGATCATCAACGGTGAACCAGTAACCGCGCTTGTTGTGTTACACGTGCTTGATGCGCTTGGTTGGTCAGCCGAAAGCGCGGCGGCAACGCTCGACCGGCTACCGGAGATCCCGGTGAAAGGCGGCCAGTTAATCGCCGCCAACACGACCACGGCGCAAGCGTCGCCCCCGTCAAACGACGACACAGACGGCGATAATGCGGTATTGATGCGTGCCTATTTCCATCCGCGATCGATGCGATTGACGCGGCTCGATATCGTGCGGCCGGACCTACTCCCCTCGCTGGACGACACGAGCCAGCGACTACTGATCGGCGACGGGTGGAAAGCGCGCTATACCGTCGATTATGTCGCAATGTTAACTGGTCGGGTGCAGACTTGTGACCGCGGCGGCGAGGCGGCACCCGTGCACGGGATCAACGGTAACGGCCGAGATTGCCGCGTCGTGTTCAGCCGATATCAAGGCGGGCTCGTACTTGCCACGTATGAACAGCTCGGGGCCACCGTCCGATCGATCGGGCCGCGGTGGCGGTTCGCGTCGTTTCAACATGGGAAGTTCGCCGTGGCGAAGTGCGACACGCTCGAAGTTCCGACACGCGAACGCCCTGCGAAACTGGGCTAGCAACGTATGTATTTCTTACAGGAAGATGGCCTTGAACCAATACGAAAACCTACGCAACAACTAACCCGGACGCCGGGCGGCCGCGCGCCGTGGCCGCCTGGCATACTCTCCCAATTACCCCCAGATTACCCCCCGGCCTGATCTGGTATTCTTGAGTGGTTGGCTTGTCCCTGTAACATCTTGCATTTATAGGGTTTATTGGTCGGGATGACTGGATTCGAACCAGCGACCCCCTGACCCCCAGTCAGGCTTCTTGTTTCTTCTCTATCCCCCACTTACAGCGCGGATCACTAAATAAGGCGTTATTTAACCATTGCTTGCACTGTTTGATTGTGTATGATGTGGCTTGATACTGTTTGATGTACATGCAACGAAACATGATCGGATTACCCCCAGATTACCCCCCGAGGTTCCCATGCCGACACCTGGCCGCCGTTTGACTGATCGCATGATCGCCGGTATTTCCGGCACCGGCACCCGCGCGGAATACGCCGACGGCGGGGCGGGCGGGATCTCCGGTCTTGTGTTGCGCGTGTCAGCCGACGGCACGCACCGCAGCTGGCAGCTCCGGAAGTATGCCGCGGGGAGGCGGCACAAAATCACGCTAGGCGATCACGGCGTGCACCCGACTGAAACCACCGACGCGGCCCGGGTGGCGGCGGTAGCCGCGCTGGCCCAGATTCAGGCAACCGGCGAGGCGGCGCCGGTCGGCGCTCCCGCGGGCGGCGTCTCGTTTGATCGCCTCTGTGATCGCTACTGCGCCGAACGGCTGCCGGGGTTAAAACCTGCAACGCAAACGGAGCACCGGCGGCGAATCGATCGCTATTTGCGAACAGCCTGGTCGGGTCGCTCGGCCGGGTCGATCCGATTCACCGATGTCTACGCCGTGACGCAACCGATCGCGCTGCGCGCGCCCGTCGAAGCGCGCCGGGTACACGTCCTGATTTCCGCGATCTATGCCTGGGCCGTGGCGCACGATATCGACGCCGGGATCCTCTTTAATCCCTGCGCCGGTCGACCGCAACCCGCGCACACCGAGATCCCCCGCGCGCGCGTGTTGACTGATCCCGAACTGGCGCGCCTGGTCACGGTGTGCGCGAATAGGGGCGCGGGTACTCACCACACGGCGCCAGCGCAACGCGCCGCCGCGGCGCTGGTCCTGATCGAGCTGTTCACCGCGCAACGCGGCATCGAGTGTCAGACGCTGCGGTGGTCAGACCTCACACGGCGGCCGGATCCCATCTGGACGATCCCGGCGACCATCACGAAGAATAAACGCGTGCACACGGTCCCACTCACACCGCGCGCCGTCGAGATCCTTGATCGCCGCGGCTGGTCGTCGGCACGGCGGCGCCAGTCGGCCGCGTACGTCTTCCCGGGCCGCACGGGTCACGGGCCAATCGTCACGCCACAGCGGGCGATCCGATCGATTTACCGGATCGCACGATTACCGCAAGGCGGCCCGGACGGCGTCACACGGCACGACCTCCGCCGCACCGTCGCGACACGGTTGGCCGCCGCCCAAACCGCGCCCGCCGTGATTTCGCGGATCCTGAACCACGCGCCGCCCGGGCCACGGGTCACGCGCGTGTATAACGTGTATTCCTACTTGGACGAAATGCGGGCCGCGCTGGAGGCTTGGGCGGATACCGTCGACGACATCGCCACCGCGGGCTAGTGCGTCGCCACCCACGCGATCCCCTGGATCAGCAACGCGAGTAACGTAGCGATCACGCCAGCGGCGCCCAGCATCCGGGCGGATAGCCCCTCGCGCCAGGCATAGATCCGGGCGATCTGGGCGGTGTGGGTTTCGATCGCGTGTTCGACGGCGATCAGCGCGCGTTCGTTCTCGTTTGTGGTTGCCGCGACGGCGTCGAGCTTGCGCTGGGTTTCTTCGAGTTTCTCGATCAGGCGGTCGATCGCTGATTCGACCCGCACCAGGGAATCGGAGAGGCGCCCGCTCGGTTCCTCGGACGGCATCACGCCCCCGGCGTTACATCATCTCTATTCATGGCGGCGACGAACGCATCACCGATCGCGGCCGTCCAGACGGCAGCACAGATCGCCTGCACGTCGGCCGGTTCGCCGGTCACGTCCGTGTCCGTCCAGGTCTGGCCGTTCCGGGTCCGAGGGTGTAGCACCCGGCGCGCGCTTGTCCGGGCGAGTTCGGCGCCGTCGTCCATCACGATCGTCGCGGTCCGAATCTCGATCGCTTTATATGGACCGACGACCGCCAGGTGATCGACTTCTTCTCTTTTCTCTAGCATGGGATCCCTCTCTAGAACGGTGATCCGCTCACGCGGTAGTACACGGTGGCGTCGAGGTAATCGCCGCTCTGGTTCGCGTTCGTGATCCCGCCCCCAGAGAAATCGTGCAGCACCACATATGTCGCGTTTGGGTACGGCACGAAGGTATACCCGTTCATATTGCTATTGGTAAAGCGAAGATACCCGCCGCCCTCGACCGCGGCCGCATTGATCACGGTGAAGGGTAGCCCGCCGATCTTGATCTGGTTGGTGTCGCTTGTTGTGGGCCAATGCACGCGAAATGTGACCCATACCCCATATCCGATCTTGAGGTACCGCCCCGTTGCAGCCGCGAACGTAAGGGGCGGACTCGCGCCGCTTTGATCGTTCGGTGTCCAGCTCCCCACCTCAAAATCGCTGAGGGCATCAGCCTGCGCCGTCGCGCCGAAAAATTTAAGCCCGTGCGAGTCGACGTTAATGACCTCGGCGCCGCTAGTGACTTCGACGGCCAGGCCGCCGCCGAACCGGAACGGGGCCGCGGTAGTGCCGTCAAACAGATCGTCTATTTCATCGAGAAACGCCGTCACCCAGGCGGCGTCGAGGATCGTCCCGTCGGTGCCGCTGCCGCTGTCGTCGGTGACGTTGATCGGTGTTCTGTCGATTGCGGTCGCTGCCATGTTTAGCCCTCGCGCCTGTCGCTGTTTTGGCGGATTTGCCGCAAAATCGCTTCAAGCGAAAACCGCACACTCGACGCCACAACGCGCCGCCGCGGCTGCCGGATCTCGTCAGCTTGATCGATCTGCACACGTTGGATCGTCAGACTCGCGCTGATACTTTGCGGCGATGCCAGCGCGGCCGTGGCCGTCTTCCCGGTGATCGTCTTTGGATCCCGTGTTTCATAGTGTAATTCAGCGATCGGATCTTTCTTTTGCTGCAGGACGGCCCCGGCCAGATCTTCCGCTTCTGTTTGTGTCAGCCCGCGATCCTGCAGCCATGTCTCCGCGATCCCGTCGCCGCCGATCGCGGCCGCCAGGGCGGCCATGGCGACGAGATCATCCCGGGTTACGAATAAATGGACCGGATCGCCCGGCTCGAGTGCGGTGACCAGACTGCCGTCCCCGGTCGCCGGGATCCCGGTTAACGTCGGCGCTGGCGTGATCGCGGTGCCCCAGGATTGCGACGATCGCAAACTGCCGGCGCCGGTGGCCGGGACGCCAGTCAGCTCGGCGCCCGAGATCCCCGTATAGGTGATCGCGTTGCGGCCGTTCCCCACCACGGCGGTGCCGCCCGTCGTGCTAAACCCCGCGGTGCCGGTGACAACGATTTCGGTACTGCCGGCCAGAATAACGCCCTGGCCGATCTCCAGCCCGCTGTTGTCGCTTGTCGGCACGTCGGCGCCCAGTGCGGCATCCGCGATCGCATCCGTGTAAATTGTCGTGGTGTTATCGCTAATCGTCGTAACCAGTTTCAGCTGGGATCCGCCCGCGGCGGTGCGGTAAATTTTCCGCGCCGTGACCGCCACCGGATCATCAGGGCCGATCGGGATCCCGGTCAAGCGCACTCGTGAGGTAGTCGCCGTATTGAGCGTTGGCGCCGCGGCCCCTAGATCGGCATCCGAGTACGAATCCTGTATATAGAGATAATTACCCGACGTAGCCACGCGGAAATAATCGGATCCGTTGGCGGCGGTCCTATACCAGGCGCGGCCATACCCTGGGTAGGGCGCGTAATTGATATTTTGGCCGGATTCAGCCTCACAGACGCCCTGGTTGCCATCCGATGTAAAATTGTTACTCGCGGGGCCGGGTGTCGTTTCACCGGCCGCCCCGCCGCCGGTCTGTATGTAGGTGTATTTATAACTATACACGCCGCCCGCCGTCGGGCCGTATCCGCCGGTATCATTCCTGGCCGTGCCGATCGTCGTCGGCGGATCCTTCGGCGTGTCGTCGGTCGTGACGATCTCACTCACAGGACTGGCCGCGGATTCGCCGGACGCCGTCACGAACGTGACCGCGTAATAGTGATCCCCGGGATCAATGCTTCCGCCATCCCATAGCGTGACCTCGGGCGCGTCCGTCGGCGTCGCGCCCGGACCAAGCAAGGCGCCGCCGGTTCCGGCGGTCCGGTTCGTGTAGCTGAGGATCTGCCCCTGAGCCGTCTTCGCCTGATAGACCCCCTCAACGGCCGCGGGGCCGAACCGCTCGATCGCGTCGACCGGGATCTCGGTGCTCCCGGCTGGTACCGCGGCCAGTACTTTCGATCCGGCGCCCTCGATATTCACCCGCGTGGTGATCTGCGAATAATCGCGGCGATAAAACGGATCACGGAGTCCGGACGCGGCGGCGTTGGCCGCGTTGAGTGTCACCGGATCGTTGCCGGTGTCTGTGAGAAAGGCCCGGATCTCTTTGTTATATGTGACGTACCAATAGCCGCCGACCCGCCGCATGACATCGGATATCGCTTCCGATAGCGGGTCACCCGTGAACACGATCTCGTCGATGGTGCCGAGGTTTTCGTCGACGGTGCCCGCCGTGGTAAATCCGCTTGCATAGGTCGACACAAGATCCGCTATTACCGCGCTCGCGTCCTGGTCGGCGTAACGGCCCCACGCCTGGCGCCGATCGAACTCCCAGGTATAGTCGATACAGGAACACGCCCAATGCACTAGATCGCGCGTGCTGGTATATTCCTGCTGGGTGCTTAATATGCGGCCGCCAAACAATTTTTGACTGGCGTTTGTGGACCCCACGCGGATCGCGATCTCGTCGCCGATCTCGGGCGCGTAACTGTCGCTCGCTTCCGGTACCGCGCGATATACCGTCAGATCGGCCGTGTTTGGCGCGTCGTTCAGTTCATCGGTGATCCGCAGTGAGTCGGGCGCCGTTTGACCGGCGATTTGCCAGCTTGTCGCGCCGCGCGTCACCGTAATATAAATTGCCGGGCTCACATACCCCGCCCGCGTCGCGCCCGCCCGGGCGATCCCGGCCAGCGCATAACACGGCGCAACGGTCGATCCAGAGATCCCCATCAGGCCGTCCGCAGTCGGTGGCCGGTGCCGCGCATGCCGTCGGTCATCACCTCGGCGATCATCGCGCGTAATTCATCTTTGGCGCGCGCGTCATTCACCAGGCTATTTTGCGTGATATTGATCGGCCGCCCGCCGCCGCCGAATCCGCCCGCGCCCGGGAGGTACTGCCGGATCGGCGCTAGGAGTTGCTCGAGCGATCCAGGGCCGCCGTGCAACTGCCGCAGCGCGTTCAGGTCGACAACGCTCACGGTCATGGGCGCGCCACCCTGGCGGAACGTCGGCGCCGGGCCGCGGGGCGCCGGTGCGGCGATGGTCGCGGTCGCCGCGGCCAATGTCGGGATCGACACGTTCGCCAGATGGGCCATCCCATCGGCGGCCGATCCGAGGAGGTTGGTTTGTGTGTCCAGCGTCGTATTGACGGCGGCGGCTTGTTGGTGCAACGCGGATTCTGCGACGGCGGCCGCGGCGGTCCTGGCCGTGAAACTGCCCGCGGCCTCATCGGCGGCGCGCATTTTCTCGGCGAGTTGTCCCATAAAGGCGCCACTCCGCTCGAGCCAGGGGCCGCCCCAAAATTCCGCCAGATAGTCCGGCGTGAGTTCAGCGAAGGAATCGCGCATGACGCGCATATTTTCAACCACCCCCTGCAACCAGCCTGACACCGGCGCAAGCGCTTCGCCGAACGGCAACTTTTCGGCCATTTGCGCCATAAAGACGAGGGCCTCGCCAACTTTGATCGAGCCTGTCATGATCGGCGTCACCAGTAGTCGGTTGACCGCGGACGCGATCACCGTGAACCCCTCGACGACGCGCCCGGCGGTCCTGAGCATCGTTCCGCCCAGATCAACGGCCTTGATCGCTAATCGCTCGATCCAGTCGATCATCCAATCGACGATCCCCCGCGTGTCGGTCCCGAACGCCCCAACAAACGCCGCCTGAATCCCGGCCAGCGCCGCGGTAAACACGGGCGATTCCTGGATCCCGCGCATGATCGAGTTGATCACGTTCTCGAGACTGGTCCGCACCTGGACCAGACGATCGCTCAGTGTGAGGTTGACGCCGCCCAGCTCGGCGACTTTGGCTTTGGCCGCGGTCATTGCCGCATCATAAAAAGCGGTCTTCTTTTGGGCATCGGTCAGTTCCTTTGCGACCGTGCCGATCTTCGCTGCATAGATCCGGTTGGCCTCCCCGACTTTGACGGTCAGCCCGAGGTTATCGAGGATCATCGGCGACGATCGCCCCAACGCGGTGATCAGGTCATTGAGCGAGGTAGTCGCGTCTAACCCCATCGCGCGGCCGAGCGTCGTGGCGGTTTCCGCCAGTACACCCATGTCGGTCGCGGTCACCGGCAACCCCAGCATCAGCGCCTTGTTCGCGGATCCCATCAGATCCAGATCGGTCACCAGCCCCGCCGTTGATCCGCGTAACGCGTCCAGCATTGGCGCGGCGCCCCCGGCCGCGACGGCCAAATCGTTAAAACTGCCGGCGATGGTGGACAACTGCGCGCCCCGGTCGATCGCGTCGTCGAGCGACCCCACCAGATCGCGGGCGATATTAGTCGCGATATTCGCGACCGTGTGCCCGATCCCCGTGCCGATCGCCGTGGTCACGGTATTGACGGCGGCAAACCGCTGACCGAACCGCTCGACACTCTGTCCAGCGCGAAGCATATTCCGCCGCAGCTCCGCCGTATCGGCGGCGATGTTGACGACGAGGCTGGCGATTGATGCCATATGCTACCCGTTACGCGGCGGCCGCATTACCGATCGCCACGCCGCGTCCGGCGTCATGCCGTCGGCGGTCCGACGATCGACAGAATCGACCAGATCAAAATACGCGAGCCACTCGGTGATCTCCCGGCCGCTGATCTGCTCGAGTTCGCCCACCGATCTCGACAACTTCAACGCGAGCCCGAACAACGCCCGGCGGTGCGGCAACCGCCTCAATCGTTTTTTGCTGCGACAAATTCATCCCCGCCGATCCCGCTTAACCGCTGCGCGACCTTGGCGAGCCTGGCGATCACGGCCCCGGATCGCTCAGAAAACGCCGTGATGTCCGCATCGGTAAAGACGGGCGCGCCGTCGTCGCCCACGATGGACAACACCAGCAAACGAGCCATGCCGTCCCGCGTATTGATCGTGGCCTTGCCAGACGCGTCGAACGTCACCAGGCTATCTTCGTACCGCTGTTTGTCCCCCGCGGTCAGGCCCCGCAGGGTGATCGACACGTCCCATTCCGGCACGTTCACGGTTTCAGCGGGGCGATCGTTTGTCGCTGCGATTTCCGCGAATTTTTCACGCGTCAGCGGTTGCACTACGATGTCGCCTCGGCAACCACGGTACCAGCGCTCTTAAACTCAATTTCCACGATCGGATCCTCGCCCACCTTGGCGCCGATCGGCGTGTACCGGGTCATATGTCCCGTGGCGGTCCACTGCGGGTTCGTGGCCGACGTCGACGCGGTCGAATCTTTTTTAATGATGATCGCGACGTCGGTGCCGAGTAAGGCGCCCGCGATGGAATGGAACGCCGACGCGCCGTAATCTTGGAACGCGGTCATCGTGATCGTCCAGTCGGCGATCCCGCTGCCGAACTTGCGCGCGGCGTTACCGAACACGGTTCGATCGAGTGACTCCGATCCGTTATCGATCGCAACCTCCGTGACATAACTCGACACATCAGTTCCGCCCAGTGACACGCTGACATCGGTGAGAGTTTCAACAGCCATAATCTACCCCAGATCCCGCGGTCTGGCGCTCTGCGGCGGGTGCGGCGCTCCGTGTTTCGGGTTGGGCCTCGCGGGCCTCCGTCGATCGGTCACTGGCGCACCGTCCGCGCGGCGTACTCCTCCGCAGTGACGGTGGCGCCGCATTCGGTGCACGCGTAGCTGACGCCGCCCATCGCGCCGCGCACGGTCAGCGCGTCGGCCGGATGCGTACACGCGGGCTCGAGCACTGGCGCACCCTCGATCGCGTCGGCCACCCGATCCAAGGTATCCGCGATCCGCGTCAAGACAGCGACCACGCGATCATCCTCCATCGGTCTGTTGTAGTCGCACGCGGAACGTCAGCACGCGGTGACTTGTCGTCACGCCCGCCAGCAGTTCCTCCGCGCCCGTCGTGTGATCCTCGAGTTCGAACGCGGCCACCGCGTGATCGGTCACCGTCGGACGCGCGTGCTGTAACAGTGACAAGATCCGGCTCGCGATCGTCAGTGCTTCGGCGTCTCCGGCGTACTGGCTAAACACATGCACAGCGATGAGGATCCGCTTACCGGGTCGCCCGAATGTCTCCCACGGGATTTCGCTCGGGGCCTCGAGGCGCACATATGGGAACGCGGCATCCTGTGGGACGTCGTTGCGTATCCCGGTGGCGCTCAGCTCGTCTGTCAAGGTACTGACGTTCAGCGCGCTATAGACGGCAGGCACGAGATCGACCAGCGCGGACCGCTCAGCCACGCGCGGCCCCCCGGGCCAGCGCATCCTCCGCCCGCGCCCCGGCCGCCTTCGCACGCGTCAGGTACGGCTCGCGTTCGGCCTCGACCGAGGGCAACATAAACGGCTGCGCCCGGCTATGCGTGGTACCAAATTCCACTAGATGGGCATAGCGTGTCGGATAGATCACTCTGGCGCCGTGCCGCCGTTCGGCACTGCCCCCCGTCCCCTGGACCACGATCTTTTGTTTCTTGATCCCGACACGGCCGACGCCGGATCGCTTGGAATAGCGGAACGCGATCGCTTTTTTAAGATACCCCAGGCGCACCGGTACCCGTTCCTGGGCGCGCGCCTTGATCGCCTTCCCCGTCTCCCGGGTGGCGGTCCCGAGTTCCTCTTGCATCACCGGCACTACATTTTTGAAACTGCGCCGCACGGCTGCCATGCCGCGCACCGCACCGCGATCGAATCGGCGGCGCGCCATTACGTCACCACCGCACAATCCAGCTCGGTCCAATGGGGCGACACGCCCCGCACGCCGAGAATTTCAAGCAGGGTGGACGCCTGGGCCGAATCCTCGCTAGGTGTCCAGGCGATCGCCAGACTCGGATCCAGCGGCACCAAGCGCGCCGATGTGATCGTGCCGGTGGCGGGACTCGCGGGCGTCCCGGTCACCGTGTAGGTGTACGTGGTGGCGGCGGTCACCGTCACCTCGACGCGCGCGTTGTACTCGGCCTGATCTGCGCCGCGGATCGTGACATAGTCCCCAGACGTCAGCCCGTGATCCGTGGCCGTCGTCACCGTGGCCGTCGCGCTGGATCGCGTGATCGTGCTCACGCTCACGGCGGCGGCTTCGAGTTGCCCACGTCGCACCGTCACCAAATAGCGCACGCGCGATCCCAACGCGCCCGCTTGCAGAGATTCCCGCGTGCTTAACGGGCGTACCTTGCCGCGGATGGTGTCCACGGTCGCCCAGGTGGTGCTCCGCCCGCCCGCCGTGTCAGCGACCAGCGTCGGCTCCCGGAACGCCAGCACTTCGCGCAGGATCATCAGTCCATTCTCAGCGCGACATTGGGCGCACGCCAGGGGCCGATCACGGTCATGGCGGTGGCAAGTGCCGCTTGTTGATCTTTCGGGTCCAGGTCACCGAACTGATAGCGGCACAAGAGTTCGATCGCCGCGCGCAACCCGGCTGGCACACTGGCGGCCGTCGCGCCGTACCCGGCGACGTAGACGATCGTGACGTCGTCCACCAGCCCCCGCGTACTCGGGTAGCTTTCCCCGTCGGCCGGGCGGATCGAGCCATACCCGGCATAATCGCCCGATGGCGCCGTGACGGTGTACTTACTCGCCGCCCACGTCTGGGTGGCGTCGTCAGAGTCAATGTAGCTGATCGACGTGACCGACGACAGCGGCGGCCGCGGGAGGTAGATCGGCCCGCCGCGGCCGAACCCGTGCGAGAGCGTCAACGTCCAGGTCTGCTCGCAGCACGCGCGCCGGGCGATCGTTTCGGCCAGCATCCGCGCCGGTGGCAGAACGAACGCCTCGATCCGGTCGTCGTCGACCGTGTGATCGATTTGGAGGGCCGCTTTGACCTGAGCCAGGCTGAGTGGTTCTGTCGTCGGCGCGGTCGTCAGAGAGAGAGCCATAATTACCGCGGGGCGGCGCCCCGTTTCGCGGCCGCTTCCGGTTTACCCCGCACCGGCTCGGCGGCGCGCTTGTCGATCAACCGGGCCGCGGTCACCGCGTCAAACTCGCAGACGTCGCCCGGCGCGTAACTGTAACCGGGGCCAGCGATGGAACAGAGCATTCTGACTTTTGTTTGTTTCATAACTCAGAGCATACAGCGCGCCGCGGGATCACCGCGGCGCGCTGTCAGACGTGCTACGCTTGGATCAGATGGTAGACGGCGGTGGCAATCGTCAGCTTGCCATCTGTCCGCGCCGTGGCCGCGAACCCGATCTGGCCGTTGGCGCGGTAGAGTTCATCCAGACGCACCACCGACACACCGGCGCGATCTTGGATGTAGTAATACGAGAGATCCCCATAAATCAGGCTTTTGAGCCCCGTTGTCGCGGCTGGCATATCGCCAGATGCCTCGACGGGCGATCCGAGTAGCCGATCCGGTTCCCCTGCGGCCATGCCCGGTTGCCACAGATACTGGCTGTCTCCATCTTTTAATTTGCGGATCAGTTTGATCGTTGAGTCGTTCGCGACCCAGGTCGCCGTGCGGCGGTAGGGGCGCCCGAGGGCGTGATACAGATCGATGATTTCATCGGACGTGATCGCCGTGGCGCTTGCCGCGGTAACGCCTAGAGTTGAACCGACCACTACGCCCGTGGGTTTCGAACTGCCGTCCCCATTTATAAAGGCGGCTTCCTGCACCGCTCCGATCGATCGGATGTATTCCTGGGTGATGTATGCCTGCAGGTCGTACTGATTATCGGCCAGTAATTCCTCAGAGACTTTCATCAGGCGCCCGGCGCTGAAGGCGCCCCAGGTCACGTTTGAGAAGGTCTCATCCGATTCTGCAATTGCTCCAGCTTCGGCCCGCCAGGCGGCCGATCCGTGCGCGCTGACGGTCGGCAGATTCATCGTGCCGCTCGTCGTCGTAAAGATCGACGCCCGATTCCGCATGATGAACGCGTCCTCGAGTCCCTGCGTGAGTTGGTCCATCCACTGGTTGGGAACCAGGTAGCCACCGGCGCTATCGGTGCCTTCTGAGAGGGCGCGGGCGTCGTACGACTGGCCGCGCAAATAGGCGGCGTGGGCGTCGCGGTATTCGTCCGACGCTTTGCTATAGCGGGCCTGGGCGTCGGCCGGTGCGGCCGCTTGTGATTCGGGCGGCGCGACATCCAACGCGGCCCGGGCGCGCGCTTCTTCCGCCCGATCCACCTCGGTCTGGATCTCCGCGTCCCGCTGGGCCGCAAGATCCGATCGCTTGATCGTCGCGGTGAGCTGCTCGATCTCCGCGTCGCGCTTGTCGTAGGCGGTGGTTTCCTCACTGGTGAGCGGGCGCCCGTCCGCGTCGACGCGATCCAGCAGGTTCCTATTTTCTTCGATCAGTTTGCGCCGTTGTTCATGCTGTGGAGAGTTCATCATGAGCCCCAGATCCCGCGGTCTGGCGCTCGGCGGCGGGTGCGGCGCTCAACTGGTTAGCGTTCCGTTGTTTGTGGGCCTCGCGGGCCTCCCGTCCGATGAGGGTGGAATCGAGGCGACACCGACACCGGACCTCGATCCGGTGGCCGGGCCGTACAATCGCGCTCGGTGGCGCGGTGGCCTTCATCAATAATTTGCCGCACGTACAGCGGATCTCATGCACGGGCGATCAGCTCCTGTAGTCGTAGCCGCCGCCGCCGGACGTCGGCCGCGTAGGCAAACACCAGGCCAGCGCACCGATCGCGGCTCTGCACGGTCGTCTGTGGGTAGGCCGGAAACGTCACCGGCGACACATCCAGCACCGTCGCGCGTGTAATTGTGCGGCGCGGCAAGCCATCGGCGGCCGCTTCCCACTCGTCCGCGTCGACGATAAACCCGAAACTGGATCCGACCAGATCGCCCCGCTGGACCAGCGCGAGCGTATCGCGGCCGATCGTCGTGTCAGGCGGCGTGATTGTGTACCGCAGCCCGCGATCGTCAACGGCCAGGCGCAATGTCCCCGCACCCGTGCGGCCCAGTAGCAGATTGGGATCATGGTTTAACAGCGCGACGACGTCGCTGGCGTCGACGCCGTCGAACGCCCCCGGGGCGATTTGCTCCCGCCATGCATGGGCGTTGTGGCGCCCGCCGATCGTCGTTTCTTCATTGAAAACGGCGGCGTAGCCCTCGATCTCGGCCGGCGCGGTATCCGTCGCGGCGCGCGTGCTTACCGGGTGGACCAGATCGCGGCGCTCGTCGTTTATCATTAGTGCTCCGTCTTGATATCGCCCAGCATCAGACGCGCTTCGCGCTCAAGCTCGGCCCGATCCGCTGAAAGCTCCGCCAGATCCTGTTGTTCCATACCGGAATTCGTGATCATGTTCATCGGTGTCAGATATTCATCCGCGGTCGGGGCGTCGATCGGATTCAGATCCATCAACTGGCGACAATCGTTTTGAGATAGCCAGCCCCACTGGCGGCCGATCGCCAGCGCCTGCGCCCGGCTCGCCTGGTCGCCGCGTAACAGCCCATCAATCACGAAACGCGGCACGTGCAAGTTAGACAACGGCATCAGCGCGCGCTTCAGTGCCGCTTCCCATCGCCGGAACCACGGGAGCATGGAATACGTCAGGAATTCGATGGATTGTTGCTCTATGTTTGAGAACGTCGCGCGATCGAGATCCCCTAATAAATGCGGCGGCACACCGAACAGGCGCGCGATCTCCTGCACCGAGAACTTCCGTTGCTCGAGTAGCTGGCTATCCTGCGCGGATAAACTGGTCTGTTTGTAACTAAGCCCGTGCTCGAGTACCGCGATCCGGTGGCTATGAGTCAGGCCGCGGTGGGCGGCATCCCAACTCGACTTGAGGCGCCCTTGGGCTTCCTCCGTCAGCGCGATCGGCGATTCAATAATCCCGCCCGGCCGCGCGTCGTTCGCGAAGTAGCGGGATGCGTAGTCCTGCTGGGCGAGTGCCAGGCCGAGGGAATCCCGCGCCGCCGTCAGCACTGATCGGCCGATCAACCCGTCCGTCGAGAGCCCTTTAAGATGCAGGATCGGCGGCCGTACCGGATCGGCCAGCCACTGGACCTGGCCGCCGTCCGGCACCTGATAGCGATACACGATCCGCCGGGTACTGCGATCGCGCTCGACGGTCATGGCGGCCGGGGACAACGGCCACAACGCCCGCACCCGGCCGCGGTCGTCGCGCTGGATCTCACAGTACGCGTTCCCGGTCAGCAGAATATGTGTTTGGAGGGTTTCGCGGAACGTAAACGAGTCCATCTCGGGACACGGCCGCTCCGATAAAATCGGATATAACGCGTTATCGTAGTCGCGGCGCTTGCCGCCGTTCGGAAGGCGCCGATACACGACCAGCGGCACCTGGGCCAGCGTCTGACTGATCAGGCTCACGGCGCGGTAGACGGCGGAGACCTTCAGCGCCGAGTCCCGGGTGACTGGCACACCGGCGGCGCTTTGCGTCGTCCACGCTTCGCGTAACCACGGCTCGGGCGCCGCCAGGCCGGAACGCGTGCCAAACAGCCGCCGCAATCGATCAAACATCTACGCCGATCAGACCGCACTACGGCCCACCCTGGCTATCATTGGATCCGCCCGTGTGCCCCGTTATGCTGGATCGTGCCGTCGTGTGCGATCGACGGCAAGCGCGATCCGTTTGACGATCCGGATCTCCGCGCCGTACCGAATGACGCCCGGGACGCGTCCGGCTCGGATCCAGCGCCGGGCGGTGGCCGGGTGTACCTGTAGCAAGGCGGCAAACTGGCGCACCGTCAGCACGTCGGCCCGCCGTGCGGCGTCCAGTAGATCCTCTCGCGTACCCATCGTAATGATCTAGATCGTCAGGAGCCCGCGATCCTCATACACAACATCAGGCTCGGCGGTAAAACGGAGCCACGCCTGCAGCGCCATCAAGAGCGCAACGGCGCCGTCCATCTTTTCTCCGGGCGCGTTCTTGTCCGGCCGTAGATCGCCCCGCTGGCCTTGCCGAAAGATCAGGTTACCCGCGTGCCAGCTCAGGATCGGATCGTGGCCGTGGTGGATTTTCTCGGCGGTCACCATTTCGGAGAGCACCGTGCACGCTTCAGACAGGCGCCACCCCTGCGGCTGGTCCACCGTCCGGGTGTCCGCTAGCGCGCTTTCTACGTTCTGTGCGAGTTGCGCGGCAAACCGCGCGTCATACGCCAGCTCGACGGGCCGGTACTCCTGACAGATTCGCACCACATCATCCTGGATCGCTTGATACGCCACAATCTCACGGCCGATCGTGGTCAGGGACGCGCCCGCGCTGCGCCAGGCGGCATACGGCCGATCCGGGTACCGGTCGATCGCGCCTTGCGGTACCCAGAACCAGGCCCGGGTGGCGATCGCGCCGTCGTCCAAAATCCAGATCAGGATCAGCGCCGAGAAATCGTCACGGGCGCCCAGGTCCAGGCCCGCGAAACACGGCCGCCCCTCGAGCGATTCGGCCGCCACCGGCTGGCGCGGCGCCGCATCCCACGCGGTCATATCCAGGGCGCGATCCCGTTGAGACGTCCAGACGGAAAAATTCAGCCGCAGCACGGTGTTGAGACTGGCGGGCATCTCGCGCGCGGCGGCGACTTGATCCCGCAGATACCGCCGCGGCACGGCGCCCGCCACGTCGAGGTTGGGGTTCGCTTTAATCCAACACGCCTCATCCTCGATCGGGTCGTCCTCGGGATCAACCGCGCAGATAAAGGCGAACCAGGCATCATTGATCACGCCGCCGGTGAGTATCCGCTGGCTATATTCGTGGTGCCGGTAACAAATAGACTCACGGTTAAACCCGGCGTTGCTGATCTCGATCTGTAGCGGTTGGCGGCGGCCTTTCTGCCCGGCCTGCATTTTGAGCACCACTTGATCGTCGTAATGTTCTTGCACCTCGTCGAGAATGGCACAGTGCACCCGGCGGCCGTCCAACCCGCGATGTTCGCTCGAGATTGCCCGGAAGTAACTCGATCCCACGCTCAGGTTGTTGACGCGTTGATCCACGACGGCCGACAGTTCCTCGGATGCGTCTACCATGTTTTTTGCATCCAGCCAGACGATCCGCGCTTGTTCTTTCGTCGGCGCCGCCGCGTACACCTCCGCCTGCGGTTCGCCCTCCAGCAACATATACAACCCGATCCCGGCCGCGGTCGGTGATTTGCCGTTCCCTTTGGCCACCGTCGAATAGCAGACGCGGAACCGCCGGGCGCCGTCCGCGTCGAGCCACCCGAAGATCGATCCCAACAGGAACCGCTGCCACGGTTCCGGCACAAACGGCCGCCCGTCCGTCAATGTCAGAAACTGCTCAAAAAAGGCCAGGATGTGATCGGCCCGCTCCGGCGCCCACTGTAAACCGCGGCCAGGGCCATGCACCAGATCCGCACAATGTCGCCGACAGGCGAGCCATTGCAACTGGCCGGTGACGACCTCGCCGCGGATCACGCGGATCGCGTAGTCGGTCACCGGCCCCGCGTCCCGGCGGCGCGCTTGCTGCACCAGGCGCCCGAGCGCCGGGCGGCGTTTACTGGCTGCCATCCTGGGCCGGGGCGGTTCCTGGTACCTCGCCGCTGAAGACGTACACACAGGGCAACGTGGTCGCCAGGACCAGCGGCCGCCCGTCGGGGCCGGTCCAGTTCGCATGTGTCACGCCGTTGGCGATCCTGACTCTGAAATCCTCCGGCGTCGGCACCGGTGACGCGACCACGACGACGCCCGCCGGATCAAAACAGCGCAGCAATGGCGGATCGCTCTGTGCAGGCTGCGCGCCGATCGGGAGCCAGGCGGCGGCGATCCACAACGCCACCAGGCCGACGGTCACGGGTAAGGCTTCGTTCTGCATCCGATACCCCCTGCAATGGTAAAACGCGCTGACGCAGCCGGGCGATCGCCACGTCACAATAGGCGCGCTCGACCTCGATCCCGATCGCCGGGTGCCCGAGTTCCTTCGCGGCCAATAGGGTCGTCCCACTGCCCATAAACGGGTCAAGAATATGCTCACCGGCCCGCGCGGCCCGCAGAACCGACCATCGCATCCATTCCAACGGCTTCGGGCACGGATGATCGATCCCTTTTTCTGGCGCGCGCATTGAATACTGGAACGCCACCGGCCGACAGCCGCGCCCGTCCATCTGAAAGGGATCCCGGCCGTAAAATAACACCGGCGCAAAATTCTGAAAACCCCACCGCGTTCTATTCACCGTTTGCGGTTGATAAACCCCGCCGATCGCGGCTGGCGGCGGGTAGCTTGTCAACGCAGCCATCCCCGGCCATATCAATGCCCTACGATCGGCCGAGGTAATGTCTTGTATGACGGTTTTTAGTAGTTCTGAAATTATCTCTGGCGAATCCCAGGCGGCCTCGTTTACTCCAAACGGCGGATCCGTGATCGCAACATCCCAGGTTAGACGCGGCACGATATCCCTGGCGTCCCCGTGAAAAATGGTGATCCCATCCTCGTCGTAATACGGATCCATTATCCTGCCCGCTTCGCCACAAACTGCGCCAGCGCCGACGCGGGCTGATCCGGCGCGCTTGACACCCGCGCCCGGCTTGCGGGTGTCAGGCCGAGTTGCTGCGCCCACTGCCTCAGCTCTACCGAGGCTTTGACACTCGCGGCAAGGATCGGGTGAGCGCGGTGCCGGATATGCTCGACCCCGGCGCCATCCACGGATACATCCACCAGGATCGGCCGGTAGCCCGTGTCGGCTTTGACCTGTTCCGCGTCGACGAGATCCGCCCACGCGGCACAATAGCCGGTCACCGCGCAGAGATCCGCTTCGGACAACACGCGCTGACTCAGTAGCAGTTTGGTGATCCGGGTCCATTCTTTAGACGCGGCTGGCCTGGCGGCCACGATGCGCGGTTTCTTCGGCGCCGCCACCCGATACGCCGGTTCGGCGGCGTTCTGGCGATCTGGTCGAAACGTCCCGTCCCGGTCGTGTAGTGCTTTCGGTTTCTTTGGATACGGCATAGTGATCCTCCGGCGAAGTAATCGGGTGCTTTTACCCTATTATTGGGGCGACCCTAACCGTGCGATCTGCTATGCTCCGATCGGGCGCCGCCCCCCGCTTTTATTGCGGTTTCCGTCGATTTCCACCGACTCGCCCCTCCGAACCAGGGAACAACCTCATGCCGCCACGCGCGCGGCCATGCCCGACATCAAGATCCAGCGTGTGCGTACGCC